TATTTGTTTCCAACGTGGCTGATGGGGCGCGATCCCACGAAAAAAATCATTCAGGCGACTCACACGGCTGAATTAGCTGTTGGTTTTGGTCGAAAAGTTAAAAATTTAATTGACAGCGAGGATTTTAGGGATGTTTTTCCTGATGTGAGTTTAGCAGGGGACGCGAAAGCGTCTGGTAGATGGAGTACGAACAAGGGTGGTGAGTATTACGCTGTTGGTGTGGGCGGTGCGCTTGCAGGTCGTGGTGCAGATTTAGCTATTATTGATGATCCTGTGTCTGAGCAAGACGCTTTGAGCGTTTCAGCGTTGGATAATATCTACGAATGGTACACATCTGGGCCTCGACAGCGTTTACAGCCTGGTGGTGCCATTATAATTGTGATGACACGGTGGTCTATTCGTGACTTGACGGCGAAAGTTTTGCAAAAACAGAGCGAAAAGGGCGCTGATAAGTGGGAAATCGTGGAATTTCCTGCAATTATGCCGTCTGGCAACTCTTTATGGCCTGAATTTTGGACTTTGGATGAACTAGAGGGCGTAAAAGCCTCGATTCCTGTGTCTAAATGGAATGCGCAGTATATGCAGAACCCTACGGCTGAAGAGGGTGCGATTATTAAGCGTGAATGGTGGAATATATGGGAAAAAGACGAGCCACCCAACTGTAGTTACGTTATTCAGAGTTATGACACGGCATTTAGCAGGTCTGACAGGGCTGACTACAGTGCAATTACGACTTGGGGTGTGTTTCACAGGGAGGAAACAGGCGAGGATCACATTGTTTTGCTTGACGCTGTTAGAGGGCGCTGGGAGTTTCCAGAGTTAAAAACTGCAGCACATGAGTTGTGGCAAGAGTTCGATCCTGATATGATACTTATAGAACAAAAAGGATCTGGTATGCCGTTGACACAGGAATTAAGGCGTATGGGAATACCTGTAACCCCTTTTACTCCGGGCAAGGGGGCTGACAAGTTTACTCGAATGCACTCTTGTGCGCCTGTATTTGAGAGTGGTATGGTATGGGCACCGGAGATGAATTTTGCTGATGAGGTGATAGAAGAATGCGCTTCTTTTCCAAATGGTGAACATGATGACTTGGCGGATTCGATGACACAGGCTATACTACGTTTTAGACAGGGTGGTTTTATTACCACTCCAAGTGATTATGAAGACGATGATTTGATGTATTCTCGTAGAAGAAAGGAATACTACTGATGGCTAATAAGAAGAAAAAGAGTTTCGTAGAATCTCAACCTGAAGGACCGTTAAAGGATACTTTTTTTAAGTATATTCCAGACGCTTTTCAAATGAGTAATTATCTTAAACAGTTTCTTTCTGATGGTAAAAAGAAA